AGTCAAGGTGGATGAGATTGGTATTGGAAGGGGGGTGGTCAACCGTGCGGCTGAACTGAAGTACCGAGTGGTCCTCGGTGTCAATGTCTCGAGACCCGCCAAAGATCGTGAGCACTTTGCGAATGTCCGTGCCGAAGGGTACTGGGGATTGCGCGAGTTGTTCCAATCTGGCCTGATCGACATTGATGCCGAGGACGACGATCTTGCGGCGCAACTTGTGGATCTGAAATACAAACGCAATTCGCAGGGAAAGATCCAGATGGAATCCAAGGATGACATCAAGCGTCGCGGCAAACCTTCTCCCGATGATGCCGATGCCATGATGCTCGCTTCACTCCAGCATGTGGGCCTCAGCGAAATACGAATCCGAGAAGCCTCATGGGGCTAAGATGACCAAGGACCAAATCGCCATTGTATTGGTGATCATTGGACTCCTGGCTGGAGCGATCCAACAGTTTTACGCGCTCAAAACTGAAGTCGCAGAACTGCGGCTCCGGATGGAATACGTACACGGAACAAACTGGACTCCTCCGAAATGAAATTGCGACAGTGTCTGAACTGTGGTGCCTACTGCGCAGGTGCATTCTGTTGGGACTGCGTGCGTGCGTGGATCATCGGTGGCGGTACGGCGCTCTTAGTGAAATGGATCACCTCATGATTCCAAAAGATTTCGAAACCGAGGACCGGTTCTTTCTACCTCCACATGATCACGTGGTGCTGGCCGAGCATCAACCGCAGTATCAACCGTTGCCCATCATCCGAATCTTGGGACCAGAAGGCCGGGTGATCTCCAGGTGGACCCTGACGGATGAGGAACGTACGGCCATCGCGGCCGGTGCTGATCTGTTCATTGAGCAACTGACGTTCAACGAGTACTTTCAACCCATCCTGCCGACCGTGGGGCTGCGGGACTTCTGTCCGAAGGATTCATGAGTGCGGCTGACGGAGTTGCATCCAAGATGGATTGGTGCCGGCGGACCGGGGATCTTCAACGCGGATATGACACCAGCGACGCCACGGCAGGGCATCGGCCTCATGTTCGACTGTCCGAAGGGATGCCCCTGTGATTGGGAGGATCACCGGATCACACGGCATTACGTGCCGTTTACGAATCCACTCGACGGTGGGCCTCCGTTCGAACCCGGTCGTTCGATGTGGACGAGAACGAATAACACGTTTGAATCGCTTCAACTCTCACCGAGCATTCACAGTGATCCGGCTAAAGGTGGATGCGGGTGGCATGGATACATTGGTTTGACCGTGCCCGGTGAGGTGATCACTTGTTAACGAGGACGCATGCCCGTAAATTCTGAACGCTCGGACTACATGGCCATGAAAGAGAAGTGGTCCCGATTGCGGGATTGTTTCGGTGGCCGAGATACTGTACTTAAGGCTGGAGAGAAATACGTTCCCTCACTTCCGGCAAAAGATGCAAATGAGAATGAGGCGTACCGGAAACGTGGGAATTTCTACAACGCACTCAAACGGACGGTGCAGGGCATGGTCGGCGCGGTGTTTCAAGAACCGCCAGAGGTCGAATGTCCGGAGGCGATCAAACCCTATTTGGACGACATCACCTTAACCAACGTTCCGTTCGAAATGTTTGCCCAGGAGACCGGCAACGAAGTCATGCTGACCGCGCGGTATGGTGTGCTTGTAGACATGCCGGTATCACTGGCGACGACCAACCGACCCTATTGCATTGGGTACAAAGCCGAAGACATCATCAACTGGAAGACGACACGTGTGGCCGGAAACCAAGTGCTCACCATGGTGGTACTGCGTGAGTCCACCGAAGTTCCGGATCCGAAAGACGAATTCGTGCATGAGGTTAAAACGCAATATCGAGTGGTGCAGTTGACCACGGCCGGATGTCAAGTGCAGATGTTCAAGGAGAATGAGAATAAGAAAGGAGAATTTGTCACGGACGGACCTCCGGTGACTCTCCTTCGTAGGGGGATCCCTCTCGACTTTATCCCATTCGTATTTATCTGCGCCATCAACGCCACTCCCGATCTTGAAGATCCGCCGCTCGTCGATTTGGCTGACGTCAATCTTGGCCATTGGCGCAACTCCGTGGATCATGAGTATGGATTGCATCTGGTCGCCCTCCCTACACCATGGGTATCCGGAGCAAAAAATTCCGGTGACGGATCCACGCCGATGAAGATCGGTCCCAGTGTGGTGTGGGAATTGGATATCCAGGGATCCGCCGGGATGCTGGAATTCTCCGGTGAAGGGTTGGCGAGTCTTGTGTCGGCCATGGACGAGAAAAAGAAACAGATGGCCGCACTCGGAGCACGGCTCCTTGAGGATTCGGCATCGGTTCAGGAGACCGCCTCCGCTGTGAAGATGCGACATTCCGGAGAACATGCTTCTCTCCGTACAGTAGCCCAGGCACTTGAAGTCGGCTTCATGTTGGTGATCCAGATTGTAACGTGGTGGGTCGGAATAGAGGAGAAACCGGTGGACACGGAAGTGTCTGTGGAACTCAAGAAAGAATACCTCGACATTAAGGCCTCAGCACAGGATGTGCAGTCCGCACTCGCGGCGCTTCAAGCCAATGAGATCAGTTATGAAACGTGGTGGAATATTCTCATGACCGGTGGATGGGGCAGAGAAGGCGTCACGGCGGATGATGAGCAGAAAGCGATCGATGAACGGAAGAAGAAAAAGGAATTGGAGAAACCGAAACCTGAACCCGGAGTCGTTCCAGTGAAGAAAATCGTTCGGGATGCCAATGGCTACATCAGTGAGATTCAGGGGTGATTAGACGAGTGGGTCCGCATAAGTACGCGGTGTACGATAAGAGCGGAAAGAAACGTCTGTCGAAGCCAATGTCGAGAAAAGGCGCACAACGACGATTGCGGCAGATCGAGTACTTCAAACACAAGGACGAGTCATGATTGTTCAAGATGTCACCAATTCGTTCTTGTTTGAAATTCTACAAGGCGGGATTCATGCACCGGAGGACGTGTATCGTATCGCTTTGTATCGGGAGACCGCCGTTCTCTCGAGATTGACGACCGCCTACACGACCAAAGAGGAAGTGATTGGCTCGCAAGGGTACGCTCCTGGTGGCCAGGTCCTTCAAGGTCGAATGGTGAAACCGGACGGCAATACTTCAACACTCGGATGGAGGAATCCGCTTTGGCCGAATGCGTCTATCACGGCTCGGGGTGGACTCATCTACAATTTCTCGAAACAGAATCGAACTGTCGCGGTCGTGGATCTCGGGCAGAATTTTATCAGCACCAACGGAAACTTCTTAGTCACTCTTCCGGAAACGCTCATTCGTATTGGAGGGTAGTGTGCCGATCATTGCTTCGATTACCATCACGATAGACGAACGGGGACAGATCAATGTCAATGGTCCCATCGAGAACCGCATGCTCTGTTTCGGGTTGCTCGAGATCGCGAAGGACGTGGTGCGCGAAGCCTGCGCAAATGCGGAGAAACGCGTGCAACCAGCGACCTCCGGTGAACTCGCGTTGATTGCCGGTGGGAAGAAGGGAAGCTAGCATGATCGAACTCACTCTCATTCTTGGATTGTTCGTCTTCGCGACATTACTCGTCCCGAATGCGGGTGAAGACGTCATGCTCCAGAATATCCTGAACAAGACTGCGCCACAGAACAAGACGTTGAAGTTGTTCAAGAACAATATCACTCCGGCAGAGACGGATACGGCTGCCACTTACACGGAGGCAGACTTTACCGGGTACGTTGCCACCACACTCGCTGGAGCGGGATGGACCATTACTCCCGGTGCGCCGACTGAAGCCGTGTTTGCGGAACAGTCATTTACTTCATCGGCTGGTGCTCAGAGTCAGAATGTGTACGGGTACTATGTAATCGAAGCCACAAGCGGCTTCATCCAGTGGGCCGAACGGTTCACCAACGGTCCGTATCTGATTCAGAACAACGGTGATGTGATCAAGGTGACGCCCAAGTTCACCGGAGAATAATATGCGAAACGGACAATGGTGTAGGGTGAACGGTCAGCTCGGCATCTTCGTACGGGGTGAAGGCGTGCATCTGGTCAATCCCAGAACCGGTGAAACATTGATGACCGGTCCTTATCGGACAGAAATCGTGGACGGGTCCAAAGCCGTTCCCATCACGAACATGAAAGACATCCCGGCATCCCGTCGGCCGAAAGGATAGGACATGAGTTTTCAGTCATATCAAGAGACCATCATTCAGTCGGTGACGGATGGTCCGACACTTACCGCAGCAGCCCGAGCGTCGTGTATTCCGGTTGCAAATCGGGTGACGCTGCCTAGCAACTTTTTTTACGTCACTCGGGCCATGAAATTCATGATGTCCGGTCGTATCAGCTGCGTCGTGACGACTCCCGGCACGGCACGTTTTGATATCTGCATGGGAGCTGCAGGCACGACCATTGTATTCGACACATTGGCACTCAACTTGAATATCGTGGCCAAGGTAACCGTGCCGTGGTACTTCGAAGTCAAATTGGTCTGTCGCACCATCGGCTCGGGAACCGGTACCGCCTTTTTTCCGATGGGCGGGTATTTCAGTTCGGAAGCCGTCGTTGGTTCTCCTCTTCCGACAGTCGGGGGCAACGGGTCTCTGAACGTTCCGGTCGGCACTCCAGCAGTTGGAGCAGGAACGGATGTCAATGCGGCCGCGATTCTGGATGTATTCTTTACCCAGACCGTGGCTACTGGATCGATGACCGTGCACAATTATCAAGTGGACGTGTTGAACTAATGCCTACTGATCGAGGCGGACGATGGCTCGGCAAAGGTTTTCTGGCGCAGCCGACCAGACGGTTAGGCCCCAGTTTTCTAGACCGTCGTGCGGGTGACATGTCCCGGCCATTTAAATCCCGGCCATTCGCTACAACGAATCCACTCATTACCGGTATCACCCGAGATGGTGCAGGTAGTCCACTGGGGTTCTGTCAGGTGCAACTTTTTCGCACGGTGGACGACTCTTTTCGATTCGAAGTACAGTCAGATGCGAACGGAAGTTATACCGTTCGGCCGGACTGTGGAGGACCGTTTTATATTGTGGCCTATCGAGCGGATGCACCAGACTTAGCTGGAACAACGGTGAATACCCTTCAACCCCAAATAGGTGGGGCGTTACTTGGCTGACAGTAAGATTTCCGCACTTCCGGCTGCCTCTGTTGTAGCCTTGGCAAATGAATTTGCCATCAATGAGGCAGGTGTTAACAAAAAATTGTCGATGCAGCAAATCACGGACTTTCTCGTGAAGCGCATCTCGGGTCCCACTGGAGACGCCGGTCCCTACTATACGCACCAGATGCTCGCGGTCGATTCGATAGACAATACCACGACTGACCCCGATGACCCAAACGGTTTGCTCATGACAACAAACGTTGTCGGGCCGGGATCATGGAATTTCAAATACCTATGCCGTGTTCGGTCTGCTGCTTCAACTACGGGTTTTAGTCTTATTGTCCGTCATACGGGGTCTACACCTTTCACGGCCTACTGGGTTCGTTTCTTAGGAACGGGAACAGCGGCAACAACGGGGATCATTGATAACGTAGCTGGAACGGGGCCTCCAGGCGATATCGGTCAGATATTTGAGGGTTATGCTGCTAACACAATGGGAGGTGGCGGATATCTGATTGGAGTAGCTGCGAGTGGAGCCGCGAATCTATGTGTGATCGAGGGTTGGACGAATGTCTCAGTAAGTGGTTCGCTAGAACTTCGAATTTCTTCTGAAATTGCTGCATCGGGTGTCCGGTGTAATGCGGGCACGAACTTAGAATTGCTGAAAATCGCTTAAATGGCTTTCTTCAATCCTGAAGACATTCTTCTCCGTGATCCTCGATGGATCACTGTTAATACGGATAGAATTCTACTTGAAGACGGCAGCCTACTACTTCAAGAAGACGGCGTATCGGCTTTCCAAAAAGAGAACTTTGACCCGGTTACGATGGATGCAGATGATGTTTATCTGCGTACGGTACCGGAAGAACAAGGTGGAGCCGTCACTTATACGTATGCCGGATCTGGGGGTATTATCTTTGCTGGAGCAGGGGATGAGAAGTTTGCCTTTACTTACGCGGTATTTGGAGGATTAGTTACCGGAGGAGCGGGTACTGAAAAGTTCAGTTGGACATACGGAGTATCCGGAGGTATTGTTTTCTCCGGAGCCGATAGTGACTCCCGCACTTGGCTGTACACTCCCGATGGAGGCATCATCTTCGGCGGTGCGGCGATTGAAAAGATTACACAAGCCTATACAGTCTCGGGAGGAGTCATCTTTGGCGGGTCCGGTGTTGATGTCTTTATTCCCGCTACTGGAACGGTATTTACTTACGTAGCATCGGGTGGGATTACATTTGGTGGAGTGGCAGTTACCAGTGGTCCGATAGTCGTTCTTGAAACAGATTCTCGTGGTTGGTTCCAACGACAGTTCCATATTACTGCGGCCGCGAGCGGTCTCGAGATCAATCGTCCGATGGTCTCGAGACCGGTCGTTACCGCAGACGCGACTGCATCAGTATCCGAGATTCGAGTTCCGGTGTCGATGGGGATCACCTCCGTCTATACGGACGTTTCAATTTCAGTTCATGCTCAGATTTCCGGTCTCAAGATCCATGTCGGCATATCGCCAGCGTCGGCATCGGCAGAGTCCGTCGTTGTCGTGGACGGTATGTCGGTGCCCATCGAGATGGGTTTGTCATCATCTACCGGTGACGCGATTGCCAAGATTTATTCCTTTACTGCCAGAGTTCAGATAAGACAATCGTCAGCTGAAATTGGACCGGATCTAGTGATGAACGACGATGACGAATTAATCTTTCTGTTAGAGGTTGCGTGATGCCGGTATTAAAGGGTCCTGTGTTTCCGTCGTATCTCAATCAGAACACAGTGCAGAAACCGAAGGCGCAATGGACGCGTCACCAGAGTACGAAGCAGCAACTGCGTCATCTACGTCAACGATGTGGGTACTTATTGGACTCGAAAGATCCAGAGACGATTGAAGTCGGTGACCGCGTCATCCGATCCGTGTGCGAGGAGCCTCACCCAGAGTATAGTGCTTTACATCTGTTCAATGCTGGGTTGGAACTCGCGGAAGAAACCGGTATTTCATGGATCATGGCCATGACCTATCTCATGGATCGGTTTGACGGCAGGGTCGTTAATCTCGATACCGGTGAATGGATTTGTGGGTGTGGAGAAACGTGTGGGGTTACTCGACTTGTGTGTGAAAAATGTGGCATGCATCGGGACAGCACGCAGCCATATTCTGAATCTGCTGTCAATTAGGAAAGGGTGAGTTATGCCTGCGTTGACTCCAGTCGTTGACTCTCTGGACAAAGTTCCTGAACCGCTTCGAACATATTACGAACAGAAAGAAGGGAAGTATCACGTCATCCTCGACGGGTCACCGATCGGGTTCGTCGCTGCAGCTGACCATGCCATACAACTCGGCAAGGTGGTCGAATTCCGAGACAAGAACGTCGCGTTGTTGCAGGAGATCGAACCGCTTCGAAAGTTGAAGACCGATGTTGGTGATCTCGACATTCCAAAGGCGAAAACAGCAGTGGTCGAGCTCGATGCCATCAAAGCCAAGGGTATCTCGAAGCCGGATGACGTGGCAGCCCAGATTCAGGCAGCGGTCACTGCGGCAATCAAGCCATTGGAAGAGCGACAGAAAGCTTCAGATACCACGATTGCTGCAGAACGGAAACGGGCCGACGAACAAACGTTGGCTCGGCACGTCGGAGAGAAATTCACGAAGGTGGGAGGCATACCGTCGGCTTTGGATTATATTGTCGGGAAGGCCGGATCCGTGTTCAAGGTGGACAGCGGAGCCGTGGTCGCCCAACCGAACATGTTCAGTTCGGACAATCCGGGAGACCCCCTGACAGTTGAAGAATGGCTGGTGAAGCAAACCAAAGAATCGGATTTTGCTTTCAAACCGTCCGGCGGTGGAGGCGCTGAAGGCAATAGGGGTGGAGGCGGAAACAGCGGTCTGAAGCCAGGACAAATCGAACTTCGGAATCCCTCACCACAGCAGCTGGGGGAACATATGTCCGACATCAAGTCCGGGAAAATGAAAGTCGTGTACGATCAGCAGGTTCCGGTGTAGCGTTCGTTCTCGGGTGGAAACCGGTAGCCTTGTCCGGTGGATGGGGCTACCGAGTTCCGGGGGAACTCGAAACCCGAAGGCATAGATATTGTTCAGTGTTAGGGGATCTTGACTCGGTGAGAAAAGATTCCGGCATCCTCCCGGTGGGAACGATGCCCGACTCCGGTGGAGTTGCTTTGATCGTCAACGTTTGAAGTCAAGGAGAATTCCACATGGCAGGATCAATCGTTACCACGAATATCCTGGGCACCGTTGTTGCGATGGGTCTGGCGACCCTTCGTGAACGGCTGGCCTTGGTCATGATCGCGAATCGCGATTATGAAAAGGAAATCACCGCTGCGAAAAGATTCGCCACGGTGAACGTTGCTGTCCCAGCTGCGGTGGCCACTCGTACGGTTGCACCAGACGTCGTGCCTCCGGCAGTCACTGCGGTTACTCCATCCATGGTCCCGGTGACCCTGTCGGAATGGAAGGAAGCGCCATTCGCGATGGACGACAAGGGTCTGTCTCAGGTGGACCGTGGCATTCTGCCGATGCAAGCGGCAGAAGCGATTAAGGGTCTCGCGAACACGATCGAGGACTTTCTCTGGTCTCTCTATACGAAGTCCTATGGCTATGCCGGGGTGGCTGGCACCACCCCGTTCGCCACGGATCTGTCGGCATATCTCGAAGCCAGAAAGGTCGCCAACAATCAGTTGATGGACATGGATCCACGATTCATGGTCATCGACACGGACGCAGAGGCGAACGCACTCGGTCTTCGGGCAATCCAGGATGCGTCATTCCGTGGTGACACGGATGGTATCATCAACGGACAGATCGGCCGCAAGCTGGGTGCGCTCTGGCTGATGACCCAGCGTGTGCCATTTCATACGTCGGGGACCTACGCGTATCCCGGTACCCCGTACGAAGTCAACAACGGTGCGGGTTATGCAATCGGCATCAAGACCATCACCGTGGACGGCGGTGCACTCGGCACTCTCGTAGTCGGAGACATCATCCAGTTCGTTGGACTGACCGGTACCTCCGGTCATACTCAGACGTACACGGTGGTTTCGACTGTCGGCGGTTCCACCATCACTTCGATCACCTTCGAACCGGGTCTCGTTGTGGCGATCGTGGACAACGAAGATATCGCGAAGAGAGGAAGTCACCGGCTGAATTCGCTCATCCACCGCGATGCGATCGCTTTCGCGATGGCACCATTGATTGATACCGTCATCGTACCTGGAGCGACGAATCAGGCAGTGGCAATCGACGAAGTGTCCGGACTGAGTCTCCGATTGGAAGTGACTCGCCAGCATCGTCAGGTCCAGTGGTCATTTGACGCACTCTACGGTGCATCCGTGGTGCGGCCGAATGCTTGGGTCCGACTCGCTGGGTAAGAGTTCATGAACGAAGCAGACGGCTGAATGACTGGCCGTCTGCTCAATTCATATTTCAAAAGGAGAACGCTCATGTCCGATTCACGAATGTATCCAGAAGGAAGTGGCGGGACCAAATCCCGTTACATCAACGGAATCGAGGTCATCTTTGGGATGGCCAAAGCATTCCGAACACGCGTCACCACTGCACAGGTCAATGCGGGATTTGACCTGTTGGCAGCACTGCCGGGGGTACGGTGGAGACTGCTTGACGCGGCCATGATTGCCATCGGTGGTGCGGCAACCTCCAACACATCGGTGAACATCAGTGGAACACGTGCAGGGTCTGCTGTTCAACTATTGGCAGTTGCGATTGCGGCCTTGACACAGAGTGCACTCGTACGAGCGGGTGCAGCCAATGCGGTCATTTTGGCAGACGGTGCGTCATTCACGCAACTGGATGCCAATACGGCAATGCGGGCAACCAATGTTGGGGCATCCATGACGGTGGCCACGAACATTGACTTCCTTGTTCACTATGTAGCCGACCAGGCATAAGGCCATGCCGGTTACAGCACTAGACCCAACGCCCGGATCTGCTACCGCTAACGCATACCCATCGTTGGCGGAAGCAGATCAGTATCACTTGGATCGGCCACCGGTAGGAGACACGTGGGCATTGGCGACGTCTGACCAGAAGACGGCCGCTATTTTATGGGCCACGCTGCTCATGGACCGTTTGTGGTATTGGTATGGCTACCCCACAGACGCCATTCAAGCGTTGCTATGGCCACGAGGAGGCATGCTCGAGAGAAATGGATGGGAGTACGTTGACATCCATACGATTCCTACCGAACTCAAGCAAGCTACGTCTGAATTCGCTCGGCAGTTGCTTGTGTCGGATCGTACCGGTGATTCCGATGTCGAGACGCAGGGTATCACATCTGTCCGAGCCGGGTCTGTTGCCGTCACATTCAAGGATTCGGTTTTCTCCAAAGCAGTTCCCGATGCGGTGTTCAATCTCATTCCTGCCAATTGGGGCTATCCAATTGGTAGGGTTACCGGTGTGCGGGATCTCATAAGGGCATAACATGGCACGATATCGTCTCGGTGTCCGATCAACAAACGTCACGTCAGCGCAGGCTGTCTTGGAGATCATTGCAGGCATTAAAGGTTGCCGAGTGAAGAACATGGACTTCACGGTAGCCTCAGCGGTCACCGGAGTGTTTGGAGTGGGACGACCGGCTGCGGTCGGAATCACGCCAACGACTCCAGTACCTTTTCTGCCTGTCGATGGGATCGGCGATCGGTCCCTATCAAGTGTCGCACTTGCCTGGGGTACCAGTCCAACGGCTCCGGTTGTGTTTTACGCAAGGGCCACGGTTCCAGCAACGATCGGTGATTTCAATGACCTGATCAACTCGTCAAAGCAGCAGGGCATTTGGATTCCTCCAAGCACTACGTTGACTCTGCACAACATCACCGGCGGTCCAACGTTGGACGTGTCAATCGAGATCGAAGAAGGTTAGTTATGAGCCTAGTCTCGAATGCCGTTGCCATCGCTAATACCGTCACGAAGAACCTGAAGTTACAGTCTACCGTCACTCAGGAGAAGTCGGCCGGGATGGATAGGTATGGCAAGCATATCTATCCTACGTCCGTGATTCGAGATGCCGTGGTGGACAAGAGTTTGCGAACCATCAAAACCGCAGAAGGTGAATTGGTCCAAAGCAAAACATCTATCACATTTCTCGATCCAGCAATCATCGTGGACTACACCGACCGACTGACCCTGGCGGACGGAACTACGGGTCCCATCCTCTTAATCGGAGGATTCGTAGATGGTGAAACGAATCGACAAGCTTTGGCTGAGGTCTTTTTAGGCTGATGGCGATACCAACCACGTATCGGGGTGCCAATGCGGCAATTGCTAGTTTGAAGAAATTGGCAGAATTTTCTCCGAACGAGTTTGCTCGCGCTCTGTTTGAAGAATCTAAAGTTGAAGTGAAGGAGATGCAACGGGTAGCTCCAAAAGAATCCGGTGATATGGCTGAAGAGATTACGGCTGATGACCCGGTCCGGAGAGGACGCCAGATTTCAGTGATGATCCACACTGGACCAAAATCGATTGATTACGCACTCATTCAGCATGAAGATCTCGACCTTGATCATCCCAACGGCGGAGAGGCGAAGTTCATTGAAAAGCCGTTGAAAGATTCGGCTCCGTTTCTACCAACGAGACTGGCAAAACGAATCGATCTGAACAGGTATAAGAAATGACGTTCACCGATGATTTGGTTACGATTTTTGTTGCAGCCGGAATTCCGGATACCGATATCTTTGTCGGAGCGAAGGCAGCACTGCCGGAAGGACCGGGACCATTCATCACTATCAAGGAAACTCCGGGTTCACCTCCAGAAGGGACACACAATTCAACTGACATTCCTGCTTACGTACGGCCGTCCGCACAGATCATGGCCAGAGGTGAGGAATACACTGCGGCTCGGTTACTCGCACAGCAGGCCTATGATGCGTTGTTTCCAATTCGGAATCAGTTCATTAATGGGACGTGGTGGCGACAAGTTACGATGAAGCAGGAACCATTCGATTTGGCGGAAGATGAAAAGGGAAGACCGCGCATCGTGTTCAATATCGATGTTGTAAAACGTCCACGATCAACCAGTTAAAGGAGTCTAGCTATGCCAGCGACTGTTACGTCCAAGCTCATTGTCACACTCACGTCTCTGTTGTCGAACTCGGTTGGGTTGGCTACAGCATCGGCCGCAATCGAAACCGGTCTCATCAAGGCACTCGCCAGCGGTGTTGGCGCTGATCAAATGGATCGGGTGTTCTCAGAGAGAGCCAAGTCCATTTCGGCCGCGTATGACGTGGACCTGTCCGGTGCACTGCTTGATGCACTGGGAGCCGCGTTCGTGCTCGTCCGAGCGAAGCTTCTTGTGGTCATTGCGGACCCGACCAATTCCGGTACCGTGATCGTTGGTGGTGATGCCAACGGTGCGTTGATCGGATTCGGTGCCGCCGCACACACCGTGGCTGTTCGACCCGGTGGTGCATTAGTTCTCTTCGCTCCGGATGCTACCGGGTATCCGATCACCGGCGGTACCGGAGACATCTTGCAGTTTGCTCCGTCAGCCGGTACGCAGCTGTTCGATTGGGCAATCCTCGGAGCCAGCGCATAAGAGATCCTTGCCCACGAAGGTTGACGGTTAAACAAAGGAGAAACGAACATGTCGGATGCCGTAACATCTACAGGGATCTTAATCCAGAGAGCACTCTTCGCAACGCCTACCGCGTTTGTCACGATCGCGGAGATCACCGAGATTGATCCGGGAGCCATGAGCCGGAACAAGATCGAAACCTCGACCCACAACGAAGGAACAGAGTCCCATGTGTTGGGCATCCTTCGGCAGGTGGACCCGACGTTCAAGATCAATTACGTCGGCAGTAACGCTACCCATATTGCGATTCTCGCGGACATCGCGAACAACGTCAAGAATGCCTGGCGCATTCTCTTCCCGTCTGGTAAAACCCGAACGGGATTCGCCTACGTGCAGCAATTCAAGTTCGACGTGGCACCGGTGGACGGGAAGCAGGGTGCCATGATGGCGATCACGTGGGCCGGACCGGTCGCTGAAGTCGCGTAAGTAAACTCGTCAATCGTTAAAGGAGATGATGTATGAGTGCGCACTTGTCGGCTGCTGAAGTTCTCGAATCCACGGATCTGGAGTTCGAAGACTCGATCGTACCCGAGTGGAAGAAGAAAAATGGGGAGCCGGGCACGATCCGGCTTCACCAGCTTCCAGCCGATGAATTGATGATCATGAACGATCTCATGACCAAGCCTGAATACAAGAATGACGGTATGTTCATCATTCTTGTATTCTGTGCCCGTGATCCAGAATCCGGCGATCGGCTGTTTCCGATTCCGATGGACGGTACTGAGGACGAACTGAAAGAGGCGTTGGGTAAACATGTGAGCCGGTTGAAGAAGAAGAGCATGCGTGTGCTCAATCGTCTCCAGAGAATCGCCATGCGATTGAACGCCATGACGAAGGCCAGTGAGGTGACCTTAAAAAAGGACTCAAGCGAGGCGGGGACCGGCGGTTCGCCTACCGTCTCGCACGTGAATTAAAGTTTCTCGATGTAGATCGGATGCTTTCGTTAATTTCGTCAAAGAAGTTTCGAGAGTGGAAAGTCTATGAAGAGATCGAACCATTTCCGGACGAACGAGCAGATTGGAATTCGGCCCATATCGTGCAATTTCTCTGGGCCTTATCTGGTGATCCGAATAAGAAATACCCAAGAGGACGACCTCTCACAGATTTCACGTTGCCATTTGGAGATCTCCCAGGACCGGAACCGATTGTTCAGACTGTAGAGTACCAGGAGATGCTGATTGACTCGTGGATCTTTGGTAGCAACGCAGCCTTCGCAGCCAAGGGGATGAATTAATGGCAGTCACTATGGAAGCGGTCCAAGGGTTAATTGAACTCAAGGACGACTTCACTAGTCAAATAGGTCTTGCCCAAGCAGCACTGAGTAACTTTTCGAAAGAGAATCAGGCAAGCCTTACGGCTGTAGCACAAGCGGCGGGTCTCGTGACCGCTGCATTGGGCGCTACTGCAGCTGCTGTTGTCGCTCTTGGTATCCGGGGATCCGACATCAACGATGTACGAAATACTCTTGACCAATTTTCGGGTAGTGCGGAAAATGCAGAAGTTGTACTTCAGGAATTACGTTCCGGTGTCAAAGGAACTGTTGATGACTTCACTTTGGCAAAGGAAGCCGCGCATCTTCTTTCGGCTGGCGTAAAACTTACTGCTGACGATTTCGGACTTCTCGGTGAGGCTGCATTCGTGCTGGCGGACCGTGGCCTCGGTACTACCGAACAAATGCTTGAACTCGTTGGCGATGCCCTGACCACCGGCAAAACCAAAATGTTGGCCATGAAAGTTGGCGTGGTCGATGCCGGTGATGCGGAGGAAAATTATGCAAAGACGTTAGGGGTCACGGCCGCGCAACTGAGTGAAACCGGGAAGGCCGAAGCTCATCGTATCGAAGTGATGCGGATCATGAGCGAGGCTGTCAAGGGAGCCGGTGAATCTGAACGCGACTTCGGTGAACAACTACAAGCGGCTCGAGTATTTATCCAGAACTGGCTTGACGATCTAGCGTCTGCGATTGCCGCATCTCCAGTATTTGAAGCTGGCATGAAAGCAATTCAGATAGCGGTGGCTGATGCCTTCGGAGGAGATAACCAAGACTCCGTAAAACAAACAGTTGATGCGATCGAAGAAGCCACGATCATGGCCGTGAACTTCGGTCTCGGAGCCGTGGAAGTAGCGAAGGTCGTGCACACGGCGTGGTCTGCGATTAATACGATCGTGCTCGGTGTTGGAGCTGCGATCATCGGCATGTCGGCCGGGATCAATCAAGCAATTGCCGTGGTTGCTGAAGTAGCGGCATCCTTACCCGGAGCGACCGACGGCATGAAGGCTATGGCGGTTACGGCCAGAGACGTGGCCACCGAGTGGACGGCGATGGCAGCCAGTCTCGATGCCGAAGCGAAGGAGGCTGCAAAAGGAATCATCGGGCATTCGGAATTTGATAAGACACTCGATCATCTCGGTGGCACGCTCTTTCAAGTCAAGGACGCGATGCAAGCGGCCAACAAAGCGACCGGTGAGAATGTCGAAGTCACCGACATTGCCGCAAAGAATGCCGCGACCATGGCGAAACTCAGTGCGGAGATGGCAAAGAGTTCTATTGATCGAGCCAAGGTGGAGGAGGGTCTCTGGAAAGTTCAAAAGAAGAGTCTCGAGGAAACGTCCATTTTGTGGAACGAGTACTTCTCCCTCCGGGTGAAGAATAGTGGAACCACAACCGATGCACAGAAGGCCGACATCGAATCGGGGTTCAATGATGAAGTCGAAAAACTGGATGCGAGCGATCGCAATTGGCAGGAGCACTACGATGCGCTTGCGGCCGTGTCCAGTGAAACACTCAAAGCCGTATCGATGGATTGGGACTCCGTCAAAGACAAGTCCGTCGAGTCACTCCGGCAAACGGCCGAACGTGCCCGCAACACCTACAACGAAATGATCTACGGCTCTCTCCACTTTTCCAGAGAGGCACTGGATGAGCAGTTGCAGAAAACGCGTGCCGCTGAAGATGCCGCACGTGGGATGGGTCAAGCGTATGTGGATGCGCAAACGGCTGCCATCAAACTGGCGAAGGATCATAAAAAGGAATTGGAGGAAGTGGAAGAGGCCGCACGTGCAGCCGCGAAAGCTGGCCGAGAGATGGCGATCACAACAGAGGTGAACGCCGGAAACCTTGGTGGCTTCGCAACGAGTTTCGGGATCGATCCGGGGTTTGCGGAGAAGTGGGCACGAGAAGGATTCTCTTTTACTGAAATTTTGAATGCTTTCAAAGGCGGATATACGCCAAAGAATCCTCATGGTCCACGCATCGAAGGATTTGCCGAAGGTGGAACGATTCTTGTCGGTGAGCGAGGACCTGAAGTCGTCCGACTTCCTTTTGGGAGCACGGTGTTTCCGAGTGGGGCTTCTCCTGGTGGAGTTGGCGCGCATATCACCAATCACATCTATATCAATGACACATTAGAGTCCGCGTCTCGCAAAGTCGCAAGTGAAATTATGCGGACGGCCAAGCAAAGCCGAATGTTCGGCACCAGTTAAATGCCGCTGACCTACACACAGCGCAGCACGCCGACGACTCCGAGTGCCACATGGCGTGGTATTTGTTGGGCTCCAGGCATCAGTCTGTTCGTCGCGGTCGGATCCGTGAACGGAGGCAGTACAGATTCTCGTCGGGTCATGTCCTCACCTACTGGAGTCACCTGGACGATTCGAGATTCAGGA